GCCAGTGCAGTCTGTTGCTGATTGGCTACGCTCTGCTGCTGTAGCGTGTTGGCCGCTGCGGCGTTCTGCGCGCTGGCTTGTTGTGTAGCCGCGGCATTAGCTGCACCTGCTTGCATGGCCGCGCCCTGATTGGCCAGAGATACTTGCGTCTGGTTCTGGGCATTGAACTGAGCTGCTTGATTAAGCGCAGCCTGGTTGGCCAACGCAGCTTGATTAGCGGATGCTGCGCCGAATTGACCGGCTTGGTTCTGCGCCGCTTGGTTCTGCGCCGCTGCAGTGTTGAGCGCCTGCAGGTTGGCCAGGGTTTGCTGGTTGGTAGCGCCTGCGCCGAATTGAGCCGCGGCGTTTCCTGCGGCTTGGTTTTGTGCAGCAGCGGTGTTAAGCGCTTGCTGATTAGCCAAAGCTGCCTGGTTCTGAGCCGACGCACCAAACTGGCCGGCGGTGTTCTGGGCAGCCTGATTCTGCGCGGCTGCGGCATTAAGCGCCTGCAGATTCTGTGATTGCAATGTGTTCTGGGCTTGAGCACCAAACTGTGCAGCCGTGTTGCCAGCAGCCTGATTGGCCAAGGCTGCCTGGTTCTGTGCCGTTGCGCCAAACTGGCCTGCTGTATTTTGAGCTGCTTGATTCTGAGCTGCCGCAGCATTAAGCGCTTGCAGGTTCTGTGATTGCAGCGCATTTTGAGATTGAGCGCCAAACTGTGCAGCCGTGTTGCCAGCAGCCTGGTTAGCCAAAGCTGCTTGATTTTGTGCAGCCGATGTGAATTGACTGGCGGTATTTCCTGCAGCCTGATTGGCCAGAGCCATCTGGTTGGCCACATCTGCATTGTACTTAAGCGCAGCAGCTTGAGCTGCTGCGTCTGCACTGGCGATTGGCAGCGCATAGTTGTACAGCGCGCCTTGCCCAGCTTGCACCGCCATGCTGGAATTTAGCAATCCACGCTGTTGCATCTGTTGCAGCGCTTGAGTCTGAGCTTGCTGCATAAGCGGGTTGCGCGTGTTCAGCACGTTATACAGATTGCCTTGAACCATGGACTCTGGCGTCAGCGCCAAGTTTGTGCCTTGAGCTAAAGCGGCGTTATACCCCTGGGCCGCGGCGTTCAACGCGTTGTACGTGCTGGCATTCTGGCCAGTAGCCGCGGTCATGTTTGCCGCGTTGTAGCCTTGGCCTGCAGCCAATGCCGCGGTCATGTCTTCGCTTGTGTAGCCTTGCGCAGTGCCAGTAACCCCAGTCATGTTTGCTGCGTTATAGCCCGCAGCTCCTGCGACGTTGCCCGCATATGTGCTGGCATTGGCGTTAACCGGGTTAAAGGTAGATGCGGCTACAGAACCTGCAGGCGCCGCAGCCGTGGCGGCTGTTGCCGTCGGCGCAGTTACCCCTGCGGTGCTAGCCTTAGCTGCAGTCAGCAAATCGGTCGTAGGTGCCGGAGCAGTCGCGATATCAAACGGATTGGTTGTTGCCATGTCTGGGCTCCAATAGAAAAGGCCACCTCAATGGGTGGCCTTTTTGCGGACGTGGTTATACGCCCTTGATTTTATACAGGTTGTTTGATTTGTGCAAGCTCGTATTTTTCATTGAGCCAGAGCATCAGGTTGTTGACGTCCGCCCACTTAGCGTGTCCGGTCCAAGAAGAGACAAAGTTCTTAAGCGCCTCGTAATCCTTTGATTCTAAATAGCGTTTTATTTTTCGCTTAGCGCGAACGACAGAATTTCTGCGCAAAAGTTTATGTGTTGGCCATATCCTATACCCAAGAAAGTTTACACCTTGGGACACAGGCTGGGCGGCCCAGTGGCTAATCTTAAGGCCGAGTCGCTGCATTGAAAACTCCTCGATTTTTTGAAAGTCTTCACGAAGCTGACCAAGATCGTTTGACAGAATGACAATGTCGTCCATGTACCTCGCCCAATGCCTGTGGCCCAAGTCAAAATGAATAAACCGATCAACTACACCGCCAACTAAATTCGCCGTCAGTTGTGAAGTTAGGCTTCCTATAGGCAAACCGCACCCGGTTGGTGGGATGATCTCCTCAATGATTGCCAACGTTTTATCGCAACCGATCTTGCGCCGATACAACTCACAAGCCGTCTGTCTTTGTATTGAAGGAAAGAACTTAGAAAAGTCTGTCTTCAAAAAATACTTGGCCCCTGTACGCCGCAGCGTAGATTGAATATATTTCACCCCGGCGTGAGTGCCGTAATTTTCACGACAAGCAAAGGTGTACGGCAGTAAAGTTGCCTCCATGATCGGAGACACCACATTGCAAAGCGCATGTTGCACTAGGCGATCTTTAAAATCCAGCGCGGATATGAGCCGTGCCTTTGGCTCATAGATTGTAAACTGCCGATACTCGCCGATTTTGTACGCGCCGTCTCCAAGCTCCTGCTGGATCAACAGCAGGTTGGCTTCTGCAAATTCTTTGAACTCAAGATAGCCCCAAGTCTGTCGTTTACCTTTGGCCGTCTTGTGATACGCCTCGCGCAAGTTATCTATGCTAACGATCTGGTCGATAAGGTTTTTGTGTTTTTTAGGCATAAGAATGCTGGCCGCGCCGTTCGAAACATCCTACTAAGCGCTATGCCAGACCGAGAAGTGTATTTCCCGAAGGAGGACGAAATCGGCTGACCACACGTTGAATAGCCTGCCTAACGCGCCGTAGCAACGATAGAGCGGTAAATCTTGTGTCGTAACAGGCAAAGCGCGACCCGATGTTGTTGTTCGAGTTCGAAGCTGCGTTGTTCCAGTTCGAGCATCGAGAACCAGCGTTAGAACCGTTGTTCCAGTTGCCGCCAAAGAGCGCCGAATTTTACCCAATTCGCCCCTGCACTTTCTGACGTTTGATCCAAGAGCCTAGCATCGCACCGACCTCAGAGAGTAGCACTTGGCTAACTTGAAGCTGGTGCGGAGTAAGCGCACGGATCGTTACCAGAAACCGCAACCAATATCGCAGATCGGCCAAGGCCGCGTCCACGAAATACAGCTTAGACACCTGTGTGCTTTTTCCCGCTTGAAATAATAAATCGGGAATTGACAGAAGCCTTTGTAAAAACATATCCCTAGCAACGCCGTGTTTGCGCGGGATTGATTGGGCAATCGGGTAAAGATACGCGATCACTTTTTCATACTTTTCTACAATCGCCATCTGGTCAAAGCATGGCGCGGCGTCTTTCACAGGTTCCATATTTAACACGGGCGCTTCCGCGCCCTTACTCAAGCCACAGGTGGTCACAGGCAAAGCGCGACCCGATGTTGTTGTTCGAGTTCGAAGCTGCGTTGTTCCAGTACGAGCATCGAGAACCAGCGTGAGAACCGTAGCTCCAGTTGCCGCCAAAGAGCGCCGCGTTAGGTGCGTTATACTCTGACCCTCGGCCCTCAGTATTGGCATTCCAACCGCCAGTGTTGTAAGCCCCGTTGCGCTCTTCGCCCCAAATCCACAGATTACCCGTTGCGCCGATTAATCCCCACTTCGAGGTTCGTGCTGCATCTAAGATTGTGTTGCCCGGATCGGCTCCGCGAGACGTGCCTTCAGTTACCCCGTAACAAGCAGCCATGTACTCCTGCTGATTGAAACTGCGCTTACCAAAAGCAGCGGCAAGCTCCTGTGCTTCGAACCAAGTGTACGAGCCATACGTCGTTGACCCGTTCCCGCCAAACATTGCAGGAATCTTGGGCGGACTAGAGCCATCGGCGATAGTGACGTTGTACTTAGACGACCCATTTGTAATGGCATCAACGCCAGTCAGATAGATATCCGCCCAGAACCCGTCAGCGACTAGAGCCATACCGCGAGGGTCTGGACAAGCTGGTCTCCACTTCAAGTCCCACAGAGAGTAGGCGTTAATCGCTGGCGTCGTATCACCACCAGACGTGCCTGTTGCATTACCCCCCGGCGCGTAGTGAAAACCACCGACTTTACGGGAATTAACAACCGGCGGCGTCGTGTGATTGTCTGTCGCTTGCAAGGTGCCATCTGGCTTTGCCCAGATTGCGTAATCAGTACCGGCCACAGGCGAACCGGGCATCGTAACTGCGGTGCTTGCCGGAATATCGACCGCCTGCCCATTAACCTCAATGGTTAGCCGAGTAGCGGTCGATACCGTAAACGCGCCAGTCTTGGAAAACGCGACAGCGCTGGGCGCTGCTTTGCGAAAACCCTTGGTGTTTGTCAGCGCGTTGGCATTTAAATTGTGAGCCATGTTTGCTCCTATCCGATAATAACGGCGGCTTCCGCCGCCTTACCCAAGTTGCAGGTGGTCACAGGCAAAGCGCGACCCGACGTCGACGACCGAGACCGAAGCCGCGAAGCTCCAGACCGAGCACCGAGAACCAGCGAGAGAACCGAGGCCCCAGCTGCCGCCAAAGAGCGCCGCGTTAGGTGCGTTATACTCCGACCCACGTCCTTCTGTATTGGCATTCCAACCGGTCGTTCCATACGCGCCGCCACGAGCCAGCCCCCAAACCCAAAGCACGCCAGTCGATTGGATGACGCCCCACTTGGAGGTGTATGCTGCGTTGAGAATCGTCGATCCTTGATCTGTGCCGATTGCAGACGCTTCTGTCGTGCCATACGTTGCCGCCATAAACTCTTGCTGCGTCATGGAACGTTTGCCGAAAGCAGTAGCAAGCTCCATCGCTTCAAACCACGTGTACGACCCGTAAGTGGTAGACCCGTTCCCGCCGAAAGCACTGGGAATTTTAGGTGGGCTTGAACCGTCAGCCATCGTCACGTTGTACTTAGACGAGCCGTTAGTGATTGCGTCAACGCCAGTGAAGTAGATGTCAACCCAAAAGCCGCCGCCAACTAAAGCCATGCCTCGCGGATCGGGGCACGCCGGACGGAAATGCAAGTCCCAGAACGAGTAAGGGTTAATTGCAGGGGTAGTATCACCACCTGCTTGTGCCGTAGCGTTACCACCCGGTGCGTAATGAAAGCCACCAATCTTGCGAGCGCCGGTTGTCGGCGGGGTTGTGTGGTTATCCGTAGCTTGCAACGTACCGTTGGTGTTCGCCCAAATCGCATAGTCAGTACCTGCAACAGGCGAACCGGGCATCGTGACAACAGTACCGGCAACATAAGTTTGCGATTCACCATTAGACTCAAGCGTCAGATTTACTGCGAGCGAAACCGCAAAAGCGCCCGTCTTAGTAAACGCAACGATAGACGGATCAGACTTTGCAAAAGAGCCTTGGGCGGTAGTGGTGTTGGCTAAAACAGCGCCATAGACGGTCATGATTAAACCCCTTCAAAATCAGACGGCGTAAAACCAAAAGCCGTAATCGTGCTTAAGTCTTCAACAAACTCCCAAATAGGCTCGAGCGTCGGGCCTTCATATCCGGGCTGACCGTAGCCTTCAGGGTAGACTTGAACGTTGTGCTTAAGAGTCATGCTGCCCTTAAGCGCACGCATAAACTCAGCGTGTTGCGGCGTACCCGCGATGGCGTCAAGATCGGCGCGTGTATTGATAACCTGCATTGTGATTCTCCTTAGATAATTGTCCAGACAGCGCCAGACGACACAGTAACTACGACACCAGAATTTATCGACATTGGCCCATACGACCCGGCATTGTCTGTTGCTACAATTATTTGGTTTGCGGTGATCGTATTGGCGTTTGTAAAGATGCCTTGCTTGCTCGACACACGAGGGGCGCTTAGCGATTCTCCGTCAAACGTCAGCGCACTACCCGTAGTCAGAACTTTGGAGCCATTGAGGTAGGCTACGCCGTTGGCCGTTCCGCCGGATAGCGTGATAGAGCCTGACGCCGCGATATCCGTAACACCTGATAGCGCGCCAGTTACGTTGGCTGAACCGTTAAAGTTCTGGCCCCAGATAGTGCGTGTGTTGGCAAGCGTGGTAGCGGTATCAGCGTTGCCGGTCAATGCGCCCACAAAGCTTGTCGATGTAACCGAGCTCAGGCCTGCCAGCGTGGTCGCTGTTGAGCCTAACGAGATGCTTGTTGAGCCGATAGTCACTGAGCTATTAGTCAACGAGCCATTGCCAATGTTGGTCAACGTGTTCGTGGCGCCGCTGATCGTGACGCCAGCCAGCGATGTCAGCGTGCCGCCGAGAGACAGTGACGTCGAGCCGATAGTCACTGAGCTGTTGGTCAACGAACCATTGCCGATGTTGGTCAGCGTATTCGTGGCGCCGCTGATTGTTTTGCCGGTCAGGACCTGAGAACCGGTCAGTGTGACAACGCTGGAGTCGATGGCGATCGTGACGGCACTTGAGCCGTTATACGACGTACCTGACAAGCCAGCACCAATAGTCAGCGCATTGGTGGCCGTTGCTGTCACCGTCACCGATCCGCCAAGCGATACGCTGCTGCCGTTGATCGTGATTGAGCTATTGGTCAAAGACCCGTTACCGATGTTGGTCAGTGTATTCGTGGCGCCGCTGATCGTGACGCCAGCCAGCGATGTCAGCGTGCCGCCGAGAGACAGTGACGTCGAGCCGATAGTCACTGAGCTGTTGGTCAACGAGCCATTGCCGATGTTGGTCAGCGTATTCGTGGCGCCGCTAATGGTTTTGCCGGTAAGAGCCTGCGACGAATTGGTGTCGACCAGGGTCTTAGTCGCAGAGCCTGTACCGATTAACAGCAGATCCGTAGACGGATCCCACATGGCGACGCCCTCAACTGTCGAGCCCGTACCCGCCGGGAATGTAAACGTTGTTGGGGTGAACGTACCGCCACTGAGTGTTGGGTTGGTCAGCGTTGGGCCTGTGCCAAATACCAGTGAGCCCAATCCGGTTTCATCCGAAATGGCTGCAGCCAGCTGCGCCGAGGTGGAGATGACCGTAAGGCCAGTGGCCGTACCGTTGATAGCTACTAGCTTGTTGTTGTTGCCCGTAAGGCCTGGCATCTTGTCAAAGCCAGCGGCGACAAGATCCAGCTCCGCACGCATGGATTGCGAAGTAGCCGCCGAGCCAGTTACCGGGAAAGTCGAGTGGTTGTAAAATTGGTTGCTCATTATCGGAGGCCTCTTCGCAAGGTGTAATGTAAAATCACGCTGTTCACGGTGAACGACGGATATATGTCTGAAATCGACGAGATTCGGACGGCGATATTTTCAGCCGTACCATTAACTTCAACTTCGGATGGCGCAAGTGTGCGGCCATCCCAGACGAAACTGTCCCAGCTAACGGCGTCCCAATAGCTGGCCACCAGCGCGCTCTCATAGACTGAACCGAGTGGTTGGCTAATAAGTGGTGTGGAGTATCCTAGCTCGTAGGCAAATGTGAATTCGGCATAACCCGTGCCGCCGATTTCTAAGGATCCTTTGCGGTATCTTTTCAGTATACGTGGAGACCCCGTGTGATTGTATGTCAGCAGTACGCTTGCCGCAATCTCTTCGCCATCAAATGAAGTGCCCGCGTCGAGCCGATACACAAAACCGTTGACCGATCCAAAGAACGAAGTCTCTGTGCCGTCCGGTTTTTCACCTTCGACCATGACCGTGACCGCGTTTGGAAACTGAACAGGCATTGACCCAAGCAGCTTACCATTAGACATGGTCATGTATAGACCGTATCCGTCGGAAAAGAATACTCGGTATTGCGCTTTTTCTCGGTTAACGCAAGAAGCCGTCGCCAGATTGCGACGCTGCTGAATAAACGGTCGAATGTTTAGAGTCAGCGCAGCGCTGTCAAAGTTACCGTAGTTCAATGACGTGGCAAGGTTAATGACCCCGCGATCATCCAGCACAAAGCTTTGGTTCAAGTTTTGGCCGGTGTAATCAAACGCACCGGTGCCGACGTTGTATGGCACGAGGCTCCAATCCGCTGCACTGGTGCCGTAAAGAACGAACGTGTCGTTTCGCGTATACACCGCCATCGCGCCAGTCGATTGGTCGCCCGGCTGAATAAGCAGCTGGGTGATCGGGTTATTCAGAGCAATTTCAGAAGCGCCGTTGGCCACATCCCAGTTGTGAGGTTGGCCAAGCGCTGAACTTAGCAGCGACGAATCAATCGTCAAGAATAAATGATTCTTGTGTACGGCAACATGTTTTGGCGTATCCGGGGTGCTGCCAGTGTAAATCCACGCAAACACGCCATCCTCGTACAGCTCAAATGCGCGGTTAATGCCATCCGCGCCAAACATAGACGGCACGTCGGAATAGCCGCCGAAGCTCGATGTTGTAGTCTCGATGCGTCCGCCGGGTAAGAACACGTTGGCGAACGAGGCCCCCGATGCAACGGCAATAGTAACGCCGCCGATCTGTAGATTTTCGCCGTTCTGAAATGGGCCACCTGTGATTGTTGCAAACGTAAAGTCGCCCTGCGCCGTGCCAGCAGACCAATCGCCTACCCGGGTACTGCGATGCGTGATGACGGCAGACGCGCCACTGGTTGCACCGGTTATTGTCGTTCCAACCGAAGGCACAGTCGGCCGGTTGCCAGACGTGTACAAAAGCGAAAACCCAAGATTAAGTTGTGTCCAGCCAGATGAGCTTGATTTGTAAACGTTAGTTTGAGTGCCGCCGGTATTATCTCGCCAAGCGTAAACGTCGCCACCAAAGTAAGCAACGCCTCGAATAGGCCCGGATCCGGGAACCGGGTCGATGTCTACGCGATACGCATCAGCAGCAAGATTTGTATACTCGGCTGCCGTAGCAGGGTCAACAGCCACACTGCCGCCAATTGCAGTGACCTCTGCAACAAGGGAGCCGCTGATGTACAGATCTTCGCCGGCAATAAAGCTGCCCACAGCTTTCGTGTAAACAACAGTATCCGCGTTAATCGCGATTACGTACCCGGATGCGGTAGAAAGCAAATTCTCGATAGTATCGCCGACAGAGATTAGGCTGCTGTCGGTAACAGTGATCAGGTTGTACAACGCGTCGCTTGGGTTTGGCTGGCCGTCATATCGCTCATAGCCAGCAATGCGGCTATAGCCACCGAGAACCGACACCTCAAAATTGACAGCATCCCGGGCAACACCGGGCGGCAAAGAAAGAGTCGGGGTGACAAGATCCAAACCCCCGGCGAGCGTAATCAGGTCGTATTGAACCGGAACCGCTTTCATCGGGATCATGCTAACGGCGCTCCGCTGATCATGGTTGGCAGCTGATCAATATCGATCCGCGCCATGATACGGTTGAATTCAGACTGCCCGCGGCTAAATACTTCAGGTGCAGATTCATAGCCGGCGTAATAGATCATGGCTCTGTAAACGATCGCCATGTGAAAGCGATCTGGCAAGAGGCCTGGCACGTCCGTGTCCAGGTCCATCAGCTCGGGGTTTGTGTAATACTCGCCGACGATGACATAAGCCTGGTCCGGTGCGGCACCGAAGCCTAGATTCTTTTGCGGGTCGATCGTAACCACGACCGGGCGCTGATATGTGTTGCGCATGTTGGCGTAGTTGTACAGATTACGATAGACCTGGAAGTCCATGTAATTAAGCAACTGCTCATCGCCAAAGTTTGAACCAACTGTGGAAGCGCGAAAGCTATCGCGCTTCCAGTTGGCAAAGCTAGTAAGGCCTGCTTCTGCTGCGGTATAAAAACGTTGCAAGGCAACGGTATTAAACTGCAGAGGCTGACGCATAAAGAACCAGTCTTCCTTTGCGGTTTGAATATCCCGCCAGGCCTCATTGACCCAATCCTTAATGCGTGCGGACTCCCCAGTGAGATTCGACAACGTAGATAGCGTAGGGCCAGAGACCCCGCACTCTACGCGGGTGCGATTCACAAGCGATAGGAAGTCCATATTTGCCTCTCGTTAAGCAGGTTCTGCCATGATGTTTTGAAGCCAAGCACGGCCCTTCGAGTTCGCGTCCTCGTGGACGTCAAACGGATAAACCAGCGCAGTGCGACCCATGACCTGGTTCCCGTATTCGGGGTTGGCCATGTCGCGCTGAGGCTGGCTGTATTTGGTTTCTTTCATGCGTGCAAGAACTTCAAGGTACTTGCGCTTGATCGTCGTCGGAACGCCACGGACTACAGGCTGGTTAACGCCGTTCACGTTAAGGATCACGTGATTCGGTTGGTTCTCATCAGTGGTCGGGTGGATCATGATAGTGACTCGTTCTTCCATAAACGCTTCATCAGAAGCAAGTTGACGGAAATCGATATTGCCAGCTACTGGAACCACGGACTCTTGGTCGTCGTGAAGTTCGATGCCTTGGACAGGGCGACGGGATGTCATGAAAGTCTCCTTGAGAATTAGGTAATGAGGGCCGACAGGTGTCGACCCTCAGGTGCTACTTAGGCTGCGATTGCGGCGCCCGGCATAACCGAGCAGTTGTAGTACGTGTCTGTGACGCCAGAAGCACCCAGATCAGTCGTACCAGCCGTGAACGTGGTCGAACCATCAGTCACAACGCGGATCAGGCCAACCAGTGTCAGGCCACCAACGGTAGCAGGAACTGGGCAGTCTTCAGCCGAACCGACCGTAGGGCCTTGGGTCGTGGTGACGTTGCCGTCAGCATCGATCCAAACGGCAAACAAACACGCGCTTGCCGCAGGAACCACACGGGCGCCCGACGAGAAAGCCAGATTGTCGGTGCCGCTCTTCGACTTAAACACACCGTTGGCGGTGTAAGTCAGAGTTGCGGTGGTCTTGAACGTGGCAGCGTTGGTGCCTTCAGCCAGTGCAGCCGACGTGAACGACAGGTAACCGCCGTTTGCTTCTTCGAGATTGTAGGACATGGTTGTAGCTCCTTAAGCGACAGTGTTCAGGGTGACGTCGGCTGCCGTGGTAGCAGTCGGGGCGTCGGTATCCGCAGCGCCTGCAGTGACGCCGCCGTGAACGTGGGCGTCAAAGTCAGCGATCAGCTGGTTGTGCGATGCAGCCAGAGCCGTCAGGTCGGTCAGCACAGAGGCCAAAAGCTGAGCCAGCTCTTGACGATCAATGCCGTCGGCTAGACGGTTGATGCGGGCGTTAATCGATTGGGTCATGGTGATCTCCTAAATGGATGAACGGGGCGGCCCGAAAGCCGCCCCAGTCAATTACAGAGCCGTGACGCCAGCTTCGATACGAGCCATCCATGCGTCGTTCAGACGAACAGCAGCGAACCAAGTCGAAGCACCGACGTAACCGAACTGACCCAGTGGGTTAGCGTGGTTGGTCTGCGAAGCCTTCAGGACGACAGGCTTGATAGCCGACATGCCCTTCAGTGCAACTTGACCCCAAGCATCTTCACCGATGATCAGGAACGGGTAGACGTCCACGTTCGAGCCAGCAACCGACAGCATGCCAGTGCCCGACACCGAAGCGCCCGAAGCCAGGAAAGGCTTCAGCAGCGGCGAGGTGATGAAACGGAAGTCTTCGCAGGCGCCGATTTCACGATCGTGAATTGGCTTGAACGAACCGTACTCTTCCACGCGGGTGAAGCCTGGCAGGTTACGGATGTCAGACACGCCATCGGTGTGAACGAACACGATGAAGGCTGGCTGAACGGCACGGGTGCCGAAGTTAGGGCCTGGAGCAACGCGGCTCGACACGCGACGGGCGCGGTTCGATTCCAGCGTACGAGCTGCTTTACGCAGTGCGTTCAGGCTAACTGGGGTGTTCACTGCAGCGCGGCTTGAGCCGTTTGCATAGATCACCGTCGAGCCGGCCTTCAGTACGCCGTAGCGAACTTGTTCCATCACTTCGGCCATGGTTTCGCCAGTCAGCTTAACCATTTCGCCTGGGATGTCATCTTCGTACAGTTGCTCAACCTTCGAGCTGTACTTGAACAACAGACCATATTGTTGCAGCTGAACCGACACGTCTTGGAACGTGATGGTGTTGGCGTTAGGTGTAACGCCTTCAGCCAGCACGAAGTCCGACGAGTTAACGTTCGGCGTGCCAACGTAACGTTGCGAGCCTTCGATCGTGGTACCGGTAGCCGAAGCGCCGAAAGGCAGCGTACGACGGAAGACCAGGGTGTCAGTCGAGTTTTGTGGCATTTCGCGCTGAGTACCAAAGTCGCCCAGAACGGTGATTGGCTGGGCGTGCTCAAGCATGCCCTGTGCGGCACGGATTAGATTCCGTGATGCTACTGTTGAATAACCTTGAATAGCCATGGTATAGCTCCTAAAAAATTAAAATCCACGTTCCTTGAGCTCTCGCTCTCGTTTGGTGGCTTCATAATTCCAAAGTTCGGCAGGTGTCATGCTGTCGAGTGATTTGGGTGGCGGGGCAGATGCCCCTTTGGTCGGTGCGGCAGCAGCGGCAAGCCGTGCTCCGCGCTCTTGTCGAATCGCGTCCGATGGCCTGGCCTTCGCATCGTGGAACATATCAAGCATCTTGATAGCGTCACGGGCGTTGTTACTCTCAGCCAGTGCTTTGGTCTCAGGCTTCTGTACTGCGTACCAGGACGCGAAGTCGCTTGTGTTAACGACGTCACGCCAGTCCTCGTACTTGCCTTCGATCTTGGCTTCTTCCAACAGTCGGCCCATTTCGGCTTTGCTCGCGTCAACTTGCTGGCGTACAAAGATCGCAACCTCTTCAGGCTTTAGTCCTTGTGGTACCTGCAGGTTGGCCAGCTGTGCGCCGACATAACCTTCCATTGCTTCTGCCCATTCGGGGAAATCCGATTTGAGCTGCTCCCACTTCTCCGGGTTTGCAGCGGCGCGGGCGATAGCTTGTTGGCTAGGCGCTTCATTCGGGGCAACGTTCTGTTGCGCCGACTTGGCCTGCTCAAACTCTCGCTGCATCGCAGCCACACGACCTTCGGCTGATCTTACGTGGTGCAGCAGTTGGGCGTTTGCATCTTTGATGGCGTCAATCTCAGCCAGTTTGGCTTTGACCGCGTCGGGCAAAGATGCGAATGGATCCTCTTCCTCTGCCGGGGCTGGTGCCGGATTTGGTTCGTCGGGTGGCGGCAGATTATCTGACGGCACGTTGGCAGCAAACTCGGGCAGTGATTCGTCACTGGCCTCGCGGGCTTTAGCCTCTTCGTTCCAAAGGTCCTGCATTTGCTCCGTGTTGAGCTCGATGTCCACGTGTACCCTCCTACAAACAAAAATGGCCGCATAAGCGGCCTTAGATTACGACTGCCCTAGGTTATTCACCCAGATCAGTCACCACACTTCGGGCCGCCGTCTCCGGCAGCGCGAGGAGTTTCTTGGTAGCGCGGATCTCACCGCGCAACGCTGCAGTCTCGATCTCACTGAGACCGACTGCATCGTTCTTAATTCGGAGTCTTTCGAGCTCTGCTTCCGCCCACTTACGAACTCGATGCCAGTCTGGCGAATGAAAGTTAATTTCGATCATAAATTTTGGGCGCGAGCTCTCTGCCATTGATTTTACGGAGTTTTTTCATACTGTCAACGGTTTGTTTGCTGGTCCACGATCCACGTCTGCAAGCCGATTACTTGCTGAGTGGTTTCGGCGCATCGAGCTGCCAAGTCTGGGGCAACAGAAAGGTAGTAGGTGGCGGCTGCAGCAGGGTCTGTGGTGGGGTCGGGAATGCCGGACAAGGCGCCGATACTGGATTGGTTGCGCAGCCTGTTATAAACAGCGCGGATAGTAGCAAGGTCTTTCTCATACTGGGCCTCGACTTTCTTGGTGGTCTGTTCCTGAACGGCATTTACTCGCTCAGTCTCTTTAACTTGTTGATTATATGCCGCTTCTGCCTGAGCCTTGTATGCCAAGAAGCGTTCGTGCTCGTGTGAGTAGCCTTTGTAGTAGCCGGCCAGGAAAATCAGACAGACCGCGATAAAGCCAGCCAGCCACTTAGCTGCAGGGGTAGCTAGTGCTGCAAACATAATTCCATCTCCGCTTGGCGACGACGAGTTAAACCGGGCAATACCGTCCCGTTCGATTTGTTCCACTTAGGCAGCTCACGGCATGCAGCCTCATAAGCCCCGTGGCTCAGGTACTTTGACGCGGTGCTGTTGCATGCGACCTTCGGGCCGATGTTATAGACCGCATCACCAAAAGCGATGAGGACATTATCAGGCAAGCCTGGATGGCAACGCTCCACAGTGCGAATGGCATCAAGCATATCGTTGTCCAGCCGGGATTTGCATTCCTCCAGGCTGTACTTTTTTCCTTTTTGCACATCGGTCGTGCTCCCGTAGCAGACAGTTAGGATGGCATCGCCTGGGCGCGGATCGTAATACGCGTATTGGCGCAGACCCTCAAAGCCCGCAGCGATCGCGGCCGCAGCGGCTGCAGCGGCTGCCATACGTTTAGCTGTGGTTTGCATTAGATACCCTTCTGCGCCACAAGTCTTGCAACAAAGGCCGCGCACACGAATACAAAAGACAGGGCAGCAAACAGATTACGAGGCAGATTGTCAGCAAACAAAGGCAGAGCAACTTCGCATCCAGATAGGACTCCCGCAAGAATGATGAAACGCAGGCTCCAGCTTCTGCGAAGAATTTCTTTCCAGTTGCCATAGAGCCTCATCCCTTGGTTACCTTGTCCCAGATAAACATGGCGGCTGCAGCTACCAATGCTGTCACGCCTCGGTCTACCCACTTCATCGCGCTATCTGTCACCGGGACCTTAGTCTCCAGCGCGGATAGCCTGGCTTCGATCTTGGAGATCGCTCCGAATGCCCGCTCCTGCGCGGCGGTCGTATTGGCTAAGCGCTCCTCAACCAGCGCCAGCTTGGTGATGGCAGTGGTCAGGTCTTTGAGCGTACCTTTAATCTCGGATACGTCTTCGTGCAGTGTGTGTATCCGGGCGGATAAGAGATCAATGTTGTCAGCCATTGTCAGTCCTCAATAACGAGGACGATTTGCTCGCCTCGGTCGTATGCCCTTTCGAGCGAGTCAAGAAGCGCCGATATGGCCACGAAGCCATTGACAACGCCTGTGCCGCCACGAACTGTACCGATAGCGACGCCATCCACCACAGGTCCGTACGGCTTAGAAGGGTAAAGCCATAGCTCAGAATCGGCGAGTACACGCGGGAGTTCCTGCCTGAAATCAGGGTGGTATTCGACGAGAACGTCGTAGTCTCCCGGTTCGATGTCATCAGCAGTTTCTTTCGTGAAGCAGTGGAACATGTTATCGGCATATAGTTTACCGTGTCCCTGCGCTTCTCGCACGATTCTGAGTTTCATTACACTAAGCCTACCAGGTCAGTCGCAGACGTGGCGGCCAGCACCTTAACTGCGCGAACGTTTAGAATCGTGCCAGCCAATGCGCCTTTCAACACAATGGTGTTGCCTTTTTCTGTCACCAGCGAGATGTTGCCAGCGCCGCCGACGTAGATTGCCCGAGTCACCTGCGCCAGCTCGTCGTCGTCCGACTTGGTAATCGCAAAGCCGTCGTTGTATGGCATCGTGAATGCCAGGGGGAAATTCTCAAAAAGATCAGTTGCCATGGTATCGCTCCTTAAGTTGAGTAGCGGACGTTTTGCAGCATGCCGCCAATGATTGAATCAGGTCTTTGCTTTTGGCCTTGCACCCGTTGAATGAGCCCAGTCTCGTTCTCACCTGCTTTTTCCTGCTGGGCTAAAGTCTGTTGGCCTTGGAGCTGCTTCATCTGCTGGCCCGTGAAGCCTGGGTCCTTAGGCGCAACCGCGGTGAGCTCAGGCTTAGTAGCCGTAAACTCGCCCGGTTTTTGAACATCGGGCGCTGTCGGTTGAGTGGGTACTGTTGGCGCCGTTCCGGGGTGATACTGATTAAGCTGCGGGATAATTTCTTGCCCCATAGGTGAACTTGGATGAACTTTCCCGCTATTAATCATGTTCTGCATCTCAGCGGGAGTTACCTCGTAATATGCACCTCGCGGGCCGGTAAACCTAACGCGTTGACTGTTCCAAATATTGACCCGCGCGTTGTACGAATCCCGTACTGCGTTAAACTGTGGGACTGAATTAGTGTTGTAATTCTCTACTGCACGGTTGTAAGAAACTACCGCGGGATTGTTGTTGTATGCGTCGACCAGAGCTTGATACTCTTTGGCCTGTCGGTTGTACACGTCAGCTGCCATGTTGAACTTGGAAGCCTCCTGCCCGTATTTGCCCATCTGCTCGTTATACAGATCGGCTTGTTGCTGCAGCATCTGAGTGTTTGCCATGGTTAGATCCCCGAACCTGCTTGCATTTTAAGTTGCGCTTCTGCAGTAAACAGCTCTTTTTTGCCACGTTCTTTAATCGCCGTGTCTGCAAGGCTTGCCTTGATCTGTTCAAGCGTGAGCTCTTTGGTCTGAGCCAGCTTAAGCATCTCAATCTCGCGGGTGAGCTGCATCTCTTGCACTTTGAACTGGGCTTCTTGCATAGCCAGCTGCTGCTGGGTTTGCAGGCGTGCGTACTCTGCTTCAGCCTTCATGCCGGCGAGCTGCGTATCGATCTGGCCCTTAGCCTGCAGCTTGGCCTGTTCGCCTTGAACGCGCATCTGGGCGATAGCCATTGCTGGGTCTTGGGCTTGTGGGCTCTCGGCTGCTGCTTGCTGCTCAGCCTGAATCTGCTCTTCGGTCTTCATGATCTCGGCAGGGTCGATGTGCTGAGCCTGCAAGGCTTTCTCGAACAGTGCCTTCTGGTTGATCATCGGACCGTAGACTGGATTGCCACCAGCTGCCAGCAGGTTGAGGAATGCCTGGTTCTGGATGTCACGGATCAGCAGGGCAGAGGTGCCGCGGGCGTCGATGTTGAAATCGCCCTTAATGTCTTCGCGCTCGCTGTACATCATATTGTAGTCGTAGTAACGGCGAATGTGCGGCTTGGTGACGTAGTCATCGAACTGCTTGACCAAACGACGCAGCACAACGTTGCTGGCATTCATCAGCATCTGCATGCCGCCGACCGTGTCAGGTGCTGAGCCCTTCTCGCCTTGAAGCATCAGAGGCATGCCTGTCTCTTCGTCAGCAAGCTTACTGGCCATCTCGATAATACGAGCCAGTTCTTCCTGGTGGCTATTGAATTCGAACGCGGTAAAGGCTTTGCGCACGTCATCGATATCGTCTGTGGCGTACCAGATCTTGCGTGAGCTGAGCTGCCACTGCTTATCGGCTGGCTGGATGACACCAGGCTTAACGACGATCTGCGGGCCACTCGATACGCCCGCATTGTCCATCATCTGACGCCATGCAGCGTTCAGCACTTTCTGCTGGGCACGCATCAGGTAAGGAATACCAAAACCCCAGACGGATCCGCTAACCTTCTCCCAAGGATAGAAGTCGTAAGGGATATCGCCGGTCTCTAGCGGATTCAGGAATGCCTTGACGACGATGTTATTGACGAACACGACGCAACCACTAACGCTACGCAGCGCATCCTTTTCGCCGGCGTCAACGCCTGCGCACTCTAGGTCTTCGTGTTCTACTTCGCCCCAGTAAGTCCAGACCTCGTACAGGTTGCGGTATTGCTCACGCTTCTGCTCATCGGTGATCTCGACCATGGTGGCGCTCTGCTTCGGGCCTTCTTCCAGCACCTTGCGCAGTTGCTCTTTCATGTAGCCTGGCTGCTTGGCCAGTTCGCGTACCTGCTTGGCAGTCATCAGGTCACGCTCATAAATACCTTTGCCCGTGTGAATGTCTTCGCCGCAGCCTGGATCAGGCCACACATTGCGAGGATCTACACGGAACGATGCAGGGTTGATTTCCTCAACGAACTCAATGACTTGTACCTGCTGACCTTGTGCATCGACCTGAGGCTGCCAGGCTTTGCGCACACGGCTGGTAACGATCGGCCCCTTCAAGACGCCCGTGCCCAGCATCGCCGCGTCGTGAATCATCTTGCGCACTTCGCTGTTGTAATCACATTCCATCAGCTGGTCATCGATCTCAGTCTGCATGGCGTCAGCGCGATTGTCGGCCATCTCGCGAATGGCTTTGATCATGTCCTTCTCTTGCAAAGGCTGGCCGTCTCTGCCGACTACAGGCTGACCGGTGCGTGGATCCACGGCTGGCTCGGTGCTTTCATCCATGCCAAACACGACAGGCAACGGGCTAGGCTGAATGCCCCAGTTGCGGTCATCCGTCGGCAGCAGGATGTCAGACAGGCGAGCCTCTGCGGCGTTTGTCTTCTGGCGGGTAAGGCCGATGTATACGGTAGACCGGTGCGGCGTAGAGCCTTGCGTGGTAACCGGATAGCCTTGCTCGACCGAGGTCATCATCTGGCTAGCTGCACGATTAATGTTGTCGCGTGAATGGTATTGGTCCACGTCTTCTAACCAGCGTTTGTCCGTGCCTGTCGAATAGCGGCTACGGATCCACTCGTCACGCTGTGAGGCTAAGCTGGCACCAAAGGCCTGAAGCTTATCTTCCTTGCGCTCGCGAAGTTGATCTTCGTCAATAAACTCTTCGCCTTCAAGCGGCTGGTCTTGTACTGGAAAGTCCATGGTCAATATCC